GAAACGGGAGGGACGATTGATTTATTAAGTGGTACGCTTCGTGCGCGAGTTAGGAAGCTGTGATGTCTGCCTACGCTGGTCTCCGCAGATAGTGCAACTGCTTCTGCGGGTTCTGCCACCACAGCCTAACCCCAACCCTCACCAAACATTGATGGCTTAAGGAAAGCTTGAGCCACATTCTCAATAAGTAGTAAACGCACCCTCTCATTGTGCTTAACTACATTGTAAAGACATAACATGGAACTCGAACACCGTATCATTAAGCTGGAACTGAAGGTGGATGATCACGCAGAGGAGCTGAAGAAACTTCAAGACATCTCCTTAGATCTCCGCAATTCTCTTGCAGGCATTGAAAGGACTCTTGCCCAGATCAAGTACTTGGCCATGGGCGCTGTGGCTGTCGTCGTAGCTCAGTCGATCGGTATCGACAAAGCAGTTAAACTATTTCTATAACCATGAATAAAGCTGACGAGAAGGCTCTAGGTAGTCTTCACGGTAAGCTGGCAGAGGTACTGAAAGATGCTCTGTCCCAGGACTTCACTGATCCTGAGACAGGCATCAATCTGCCCCCCGCAGCTATCCTCAATGTTGCCCGACAGTTTCTGAAGGACAACAAGATTGAGGCTGTAGCCGCTCAGGGTTCCCCTCTGGCTGACCTTGCCGATCTCCCCATCTTCGACGAGGACAACATCGTCCCCATCCGTAAATCATCATGACTTATACAATCTATGGTCGGTCTGGTTGCCAGCCCTGCCAGCAAGCTAAAGCTCTCTTGGAATCCAAGGGAGAAGAGTTCAAGTATATGGATGTCCTGGTCCTCCCCAAGGAAGAGCTTGGTGAGTTCCTCAGTAAGGGATTCAAGACAGTCCCCCAGATCTTCTGGGAGGACACCCACATCGGCGGACTAGAAGCTCTAAAAGCGCACACCCGTTAAAACGGCTCACAAGGCGTTCTCTCGGTTTACCTAGGCCAACCCCTAGGGAGGCCCTGAGAACGCCTCCTAGGTACCTTAAATCGCGTTTAAATGGCTACACAACATCCTGTACTCCAAGACTTCCGCAAGTTTACCTACGTTGTCTGGAAACACCTCAACCTTCCTGAGCCTACTCCGGTTCAGTACGACATTGCCCAGTACCTACAGCACGGACCCAGGCGGTCTGTCATCGAAGCCTTTCGAGGGGTAGGCAAATCCTGGCTGACCAGTGCCTTTGTGTGCTGGCTGCTGCTCAACAACCCCCAGCTCAAGATCCTTGTGGTGTCTGCCTCCAAGGAACGAGCAGATGCTTTCTCTACATTCGTCAAGAGGTTGATCAACGAGATCCCCATGCTGCAACACCTGAAGCCTCAGGATGGTCAGCGGGACTCCGTCATTTCGTTTGATGTTGGACCTGCCCAGCCTGACCACTCACCTTCGGTCAAGTCTGTGGGGATCACCGGACAGATCACGGGTTCTCGTGCCGATATCCTCATCGCGGACGACGTAGAGGTACCCAACAACTCAGCCACCCAGATGATGCGGGACAAGCTCTCGGAGTCCGTCAAGGAGTTCGACGCTATCCTGAAACCTGGTGGACGGATCATCTATCTCGGTACCCCGCAGACAGAGATGTCTCTCTACAACCAGCTCCCTGAGCGGGGCTATGAGATTCGCATCTGGCCCTCTCTGTATCCAGAGCTGAATAAGCTGGAGTCCTACAAAGGCAGACTGGCCCCCTCGATCACTAAGGGACTGGAAGAGAACCGGGAGCTTGTCGGGAAGCCCACAGACAGCCGAAGGTTTGACGAGGCTGATCTTCTTGAACGAAGAGCCTCCTACGGTCGTGCAGGCTTTGCCCTGCAGTTCATGCTCGACACCTCTCTGAGTGACGGCGACAGGTATCCTCTGAAGGTTGCTGACCTCATCATCCAGAACCTGAACCCAACCATGGCCCATCTGAAGGTGGCCTGGGCTGCAGCACCTGAGCTGTGCATCAATGACATCCCCAATGTGGCTCTCACAGGGGACAGGTTCTACCGACCCATGTGGCACTCCGACGATATGTCTGAGTACACCGGGGCTGTCATGTCCATCGATCCCTCAGGGAGGGGCAAGGATGAGACAGGCTATGCCGTGGTCAAGGCTCTGGCTGGTAATCTTTTTCTCACAGAGGCTGGAGGGATCACCGGAGGCTATGAGCTGGAGACTCTGGAAACTCTGGCCTATGCGGCCAAAAGGAACCAGGTCAAGTACATCATTATCGAGGCTAACTTTGGTGATGGCATGTTCACCCAGCTCATCAAGCCTGTCCTGGCGAGGATCTACCCCTGTACCGTAGAGGAGGTAAAACACTCCACCCAGAAGGAAGCTCGTATCATCGACACCCTGGAACCTGTCATGAGTACCCACAGACTAATCGTGGATGCCAAGGTAATCCAGAAGGACTTTGAGACAGCTAAGGACCTCAAGAAGTCCCTGTTCTACCAGATGACTAGGTTGACCAGAGATCGAGGAGCCTTGACCCATGACGATAGACTGGATGCCCTGGCTATTGCTGTAGCCTACTGGACTGAGTCTATGGCTAGAGACAACAACAAGGCAGCCAAGGAGATCAAGAACCAGCACCTAGACAAGGAACTGAAGAAGTTCATGTCGAACATCCTAGGGTCTAAACCTAAGCCTAACACCTGGATGTGATCCCCCAAGGGGATGGTTGCCCAATCGGATAGAAATATCCGGGGGATGATCCTAGGCTGAGCACAGGCCACTTAGGGTTCCGGCTTTGGCCGGTCTGGTTCCCTATGGTGCTCGGCATGTAGATCGTTGTTCATGCTGGCTCATAGGCTTCCATCCACCTAACCTACCTAAAGATATCTTGGGGGGTAAGGGGGGGACTCTGGAAGCCCATGGGCTAGCATATAGTTTATTCATCTTAGAGTTAACTATAGGTCATCTATAGAATGTCTATAGGTGTCCTCTCTAGGGATGATACCAATAATGATAACAAGCTAGGATCAACTCAGAGACATCTTAAGGGTGTCACATAGGGTAGCCTAGGGTGAGACCTTAAGGCAGCTCATAGAGGGATCTAGGGGTGTTCTTGATGGGACTCTAGGTGTGACCTGAGGTGGGACTCTAGGGGGCCAAATGTTTTACTAAAAAAATCTCTGAGGGCAACTCGACCAAAACGCTTGGCGATTTCCCCCCATGCCCCCTTGGTTTTCTCCTCGATTAGCCAAAGAAAATGCTCTAGCTACATAATCTAGTTGCTAGGTGAATCCTCAGTTGTTTTCAAGTTATCCACAGGTTATTCACAGGTTATTCACAGGCTTGTTAGAGTTATCCACAGGCTTGTTAGAGTTATCCACAGGTGCATGAGCATGAGTTTATGCATCGGTGGCTTTTCGTTTCACATTATGAAATGACACTCTTACATTGTGAAACCTCAAGTCATCCTCAAGTCATCCTCAAGTCATCCTCAAGTCATCCTCAAGTCATCCTCTAGTCATCCTAAAGGTCACACCTCTAGCCAATCCTTTAGACTCACCTTTAGACTCACCTTTAGTATTCACCTAGTCATCCCTTAGGGTTTCCCCTAGTTACATCGGTGCGTTTTCAACGTACACTGCGCACCATGCCAAGCAATAGTGCACGGCAGCAACTAAAGGACTACACCATGTACCGCATTACTGACTCCTACGGCACCAACAAAACAGCCTGGACCCGTAAAGAGGCCTTTGCATGGCTTGCGGTGTGTAGTCCAGAAGCGAAGATCACGAATAGAATTACTGGTCGTGTGATCGCTGCTCGTAAATTTTCCCGTGTCTACTAACCTAAGGAACATCATGAAGAACCCTAACGAATTCTGGTCGGAAGTAGCCTTTGCATTGATCTTGGGTAGCCTCGGGGGTTACGTTCTAGCTCTCTACTTCTGAGGTGCATCATGTCTACAGAAAGACAAAAAGCATTCATCCTGGCAATTCTTGATGTATGGCTCCCACTGTTGACGCGTGGTGAGATTACACCTGAAGAATTTCGAGCATTCATTGAAGCTTCACTCACATTCTGAGGTGCATCATGCCCCAAACAATTCTCTCTTACATGGTGTGCCTCATTAATTACCACGAT